ACTTATCACCTAATAGCTTGGTTGGCTGATGACAGTTGCCGTTACAACTCTCAGATCAACCCTTGCGACTGCGTTAATTAGCGCAGGGGAGTGGCAGGTTTTTTCTTTTCCACCTGCCTCTCCCATCGCCAATTCTGTAATTGTGCAGCCCGACGATGTCTATATTGAACCGTCAAATAATATTTACTCAAGTGTTGCACCTAAAGTTAATTTTAAGATAGTAATGATCGTGCCAATGTTTGATAACCAAGGTAATCTAAACGGCATTGAAGATATGATTGTTGGTGTGTTTAATAAACTAGCTGCATCAACAACATTAAAAATAAGTGTTGGCAATATATCTGCACCAACTGTTTTATCAGGCGTTGCAGGTGAAATGCTTACGAGTGAGATGTCCGTCTCAATCATGACAAGTTGGAGTTAAAATGAGCGAAATTATAGATGTTCCTTCCGAGGACAAGGCTTGGCTTGAAAAAGTCGGGCAGATAACAAAAACAGAAAAGCCAAAACCATTACTAAAGAAAGATGAGGAATAACCAATGGCTGTATTTCTAAATAACAAGGTCGGCGTAAAGGTTAATTCCGTTGACCTTTCTGACCATGTGACCGCCGTCACACTAAACCGTTCATTTGATGAGCTGGAAGTTTCCGCAATGGGTGACACAGGTCACAAATTTGTAAAAGGGCTTGAGGCTTCGTCTGTGACGATTAGCTTCCTGAACGACACCGCTTCAGCCAATGTTCTTGCAACACTTCAAGCTGCTTGGGGTACTTCAGTTACCTGTGTTCTATTACAGGAAAAAGGAACTGCTGTTAGCGCAACAAACCCTCTTTACACATTCACCGCATTAGTAAATAACACAACCGACATTAACGGCGGTGTTGGAGATATTGGTATGCAGGATGTAACATGGACTGTTAACGGCGCTGTTGCCGTTGCAACCACAGGTACATTCTAAGGGGATAAAATGATTAAACTTCGGGTGACTAAGGCTTCAGGGGATGTGTCAGATTATGACATAACCCCTGCACTTGAATATGCATTTGAACAGAATTTTAAATCAGGATTTCATAAGAGATTTCGTGATGAAGAAAAACAGTCGGATGTCTATTGGCTTTCATGGGAAGCTGAAAGACGCGCTGGTATAACCGTTCCACCATTTGGCGATAAGTATTTAGAAACTCTATCTAAGGTAGAGATTATGGATGCCGACTCCCCAAATGGGTAACGCGGTATGACTTTACTTATTTAATTGCTCAACTAGCAGTTGAAACTGGCATACCGCATTCAGAGTATTTAAACATGGATAGATCATTGTTAAGAGCAACAATCGCCTATCTAAAGGACAGATCAAAAAAGGTGGAAAATGCCAGTAGAGGTAAAAGGTCTCGTTGAAACAAAGGCAGCCTTAAAAGCATACGCACCTGATCTCTTGAAAGAGATGAACAAAGAAATTAGAATTGCATTAAAAATTGTAGTTAAAGACGCGCAACAAATGGTTACTCCAAATGTAATTGGTTTGTATAATTGGCAAGACCAAGGCAGGGAAGTTAAGTCGCGCACAAAAGCTAAAACTCCATTAGCACCTAACTTACGCGCCTTTCCTAAATATAATCCTTTAGTTATTCGCAAAGGTTTAACTTTTAGTCTTGCAGCATCAAGACGCAATAGTGCAGGTTTTGTGGGAATTTATCGCTTGTTAAATAAATCTGCTGCTGGCGCAATAATTGAAACTGCTGGTCGTAAAAACTTTAACGGCGCTTCAGATTCACAAAGTAATAATCCTCAAGCAGGGGCGCATTTTAATAGATCAATACAGGGAACTTATGGCGGATTTAAGTCTATTGGTAACCGTCGCGAGGATAAAGGTCGCTTGCTTTATGCCGCATTTTATAGAGATCAAGGCAAAGTAATTGACGCAGTTTTTAAAGCAATTAATAAAGCCGACAGAACATTTAAATCAAGATTGGGATTAGCAGCATGACAATTGATATTCCAATTGTAACTACCTACAAAGATAAAGGCGTAAAAGCTGCTCAAAGCGGTTTAGATAAGTTAAGCGGCAGCGCAAAGAAACTTGGCTTGGCTTTAGGTTTAGCATTATCAATTAACAAAATTGTTGCATTTGGAAAAGCATCTGTTAAAGAATTTACTGATTCAGAAAAAGCAGTTGCATCATTACAGAACACACTTAGAAATACGGGCAACCTTTTAGCATTTCCTGATACTGAAGCAGGTTTAAAAAACCTAGCAAAGTTAAGTGGTATTGCAGACGATTCTTTAATTCCTTTATTCAATCAGTTATATTTAGCAACTGGAAATGTTAGCCAAGCAACAAAAGATTTAAATACTGCAATTGAAGTAAGTCGTGGAAGTACAAATGAATTAGGTTCAGTTGTTGACGCACTAAGCAAAGGTTATGCAGGAAATACAAAAGGATTAGGTTCGCTTAATGTTGGTTTAAATAGAGCATACTTGGCATCTGCTGACATGGCTGCTATTACAAAAGAATTGAACAGTACATTTAGTGGGTCGTCTGCCGCATTTTTAGAAACCTATGCTGGCAAAGTAGCTGTATTAAATAACCAATGGAGTGAAACTAAAGAAATAGTTGGTCAAGGTTTAGTTATGGCTTTTGAGACCGCAACGGGTAATCGCGGTGCTAAGGGCATGACGGACTCAATGGAAGAATTGGGTTATGTCATAAGTGCGGTTGTAATTAGGTTAGGTCAATTAACTAGCATGCTTGGCACGGATATACCGTTAATCAGCGATTTATTAAAAAGAACTACCGACGGCTGGAAGTTTTTACTTGGTGTTGATGAAACTCGTCGTGAAATCTACAATGAAATTCTAAGAACAAATACACGCCTTAATTATGAAGCAATGTTGGCTGCCGAGGCTCAAGCTAAAAGAAACAAAGAATACCTAGCATTTTTAGCAAAACAAAAGAAACTTAGCGAGGCTTCAGCAGTTGCCGCTAAAAAACGCGCTGCGGAAGAAAAGAAAATTGCTGAGGAAAGAAAAATATTAGATCAGGTTGGTGGTCTATTTGACTTAGATCAAATCCAAATCTTTGCTGCATTACAAAATAAAATTACAGATCAAGAGAAGCTAAGGTTATCTTTACAGTTGGCTTTAATTCAAGAAAATGCTTCAGAGGCTGCTAGGTTAGCAACTGACTTAGTTAAGTCTCAATTACAGACTACAAATCTTGCTGCTGCCATTGCTAAGTTACCAAAAGCCCTATATCCATTTGAGGGTTGGAGTACAGACATTGATAATCTAATTAGACAAATTTTGTTAATGATGAAGTTATTACAGACCATGCCAACCAAGCCTTTAGGTCAGCCAGTTGTTGGAAGTCCAACATACTATACAGATTTAGCAAAAACTTTAGTTAACACTACTGGTTACATGGGTTTAACTGAGTCACAAATTGCTGAAGAAAGACGGCAGGAAAGTGGTGGACGATTTGGCGGCATGCAAACCGCCGCACCTGTGACTGTAATTAATGTTAACGGCGCTACTCAAGGATTATTAGATGAACTCAGAAATGGTTTAATTAATTCTTCCGCTTCAGGTTCGTTCTCGTCAATTAATCCAAATAGATAATATGTCATTACCTGTATTAGATGTTTCTTTAAATTTTGGAAGCGGCGCTACTTTTGGTAATCCTTTTACCCTTGACGACCCAATTAACGGAGCATTAGGAACTGGATTACTTTCAGATTCTTCAACTCCAGCACTAGTTTTAAATTTAACGGATGTAACAAGACAAATACAAATTAGACGAGGTAGGAATATTGGACGGGATACTTACGAAGCAGGAACTTGCACAGTAAGAATATTTGACCAAAATGGTAGGTTCAATCCTCAAAATCCAAGTTCTGATATTTATACTTATTTAACTCCTTTGAGAAAACTGCGTATATCTGCAACCCATTTAGGAGTTACTTATTATTTATTTAGCGGTTATACAACGGATTATATTTACACTTACGATCAAGCAGAAAATGTTTCTTATGTTGACATTAATGCAAGCGACGCTTTTAGGCTTTTAGCAATGGCAACAATTACTTCAGTTACTGGTCAAGCAAATGGTCAAGATACTGGAACTAGAATTGCTAAGATTTTAGACACCGTAGATTTTCCAGTTTCAATGAGGACTTTAGATACTGGCAATACTTTAACTCAAGCTGACCCTGCAACAACTAGAACTCCTTTAGCAGCAATTAAAAACGCAGAAACTTCAGAACAAGGCGCTTTTTTTATTAATCCTGAAGGTAACACCGTATTTAAAAATAGAGCAAACACAATATCTTCAGCGGGCGGTACTCCAATTGCTTTTAATCAAAGCGGTGGGATACCTTACAAAAACCTAATTTTTGCTTTTGATGATAAGTTAATTGTTAACCAATCAACAGTAACTAAAATTTCAGGTACGCCTCAAACATATACAGATGCAGCTTCGTTGGCTCAATACTTTCCCCATGTCGTAAACTTTAGTGATTTGATAGTTCAAACAGATGTTGAAGCCGCAAACATAGCTGCAATTTATGTTGCAACACGCAGCACGACAAGTATCCGCATTGATAACATGACCATTGACCTTTATGACCCATTAGTTCCCAATGACACTATCCTTGGTCTTGATTATTTTGACAATGTAGTAATAACTAATATTCAACCCGACGGGTCAACTATCACTAAAAATCTACAAATTCAAGGCGTTAATTGGGATATTAGCCCGAACTCGTTTACGGGAAACTTCGTTACACTTGAGCCTATAACAGATGGATTTATAATCGGCAATAGCACTTATGGTGTTATTGGTGAAGATATTTTGTCCTATTAAGATATAATTAGACACTAAGGAGAAAACAACATGGCAGCAGGATTAGGTTTTAAGACATTCAATACGGGTGATGTATTGAGCGCCGCAGATACTAATGGTTATTTGATGCAGGGAGTTTTGGTGTTTGCCAATGCAGCCGCAAGAGACGCAGCAATTACCTCACCGCAAGAGGGACAATGTTGTTATCTTAAAGATACAGATGCAGTACAAACTTATAGCGGATCTGCATGGGTTGGCTTTGATGATTCTAATGCAATACAAAATTCTATTGTAGATGCTAAGGGCGATATTGTTGCAGCTAGTGGTAATGATACACCTGCAAGATTAGCAGTTGGATCTAACGGCGACACACTTGTCGCGGATAGTGCCGCAACAACTGGATTAATTTGGGCAAAGCCAGTAGCAAGTTTAAGTAACCCAATAGTAAATGGCGGAATGGATATTTGGCAGAGAGGTACTTCCTTTTCTAGTCCTAATACAATTTATGTTGCCGACAGATGGAAGGCTGAAGGTTCTACACCTGCTTGCACAGTTGCACGACAGGCAACGGGCGATACAACAAATCTACCTAATATCCAATATGGATTAAGATTTCAAAGAAATTCAGGGCAAACTAATACTTCAACAGTTTATCTTTATACTGGAGTTGAAACAGCCAATGCTATTCCTTTTGCTGGTAAAGCCATAACAGTTTCATTTTATGCAAAATGTGGGGCAAATTATTCTTCAAGCGCAAGTGCTTTAGGTTATTTTCTAAATAGCGGAACTGGAACAGATGAAAACCCAACTGGAAGTTATACGGGAAATGTGAGCGTTGCCTCAGGAAATGTAACATTAACTACAACTTATCAGCGATTTGTTTTTACTGGAACTATTGGTGCAACCGCAACAGAGTTTAAAATTGGATTTAATTATACTCCTTCTGGAACTGCTAGCACTAATGATTGGTTTGAAGTTACTGGTGTTCAAATAGATTCTGGCACTTGGACAGCATCTACCGCCCCAACTTTTAGAAGGTCGGGTAACACACTTCAAGGCGAGTTAGCCGTTTGTCAAAGGTATTATATGCGTTTAACTGGCGGTGCTAGTTCATCAAATTATGGCATTGGTTACGCTTATAACACAACTTCCGCAGCAATTAATTTAAGAAATGCAGTTACAATGCGTATAACTCC